GTTGGTGAAAGCCCTGTGGGAGGACTATGACATTCACATGGAGTGGGCACAGAAGCTGGCTGCCAGGTACCCTGAGATTGGCGTAGCGGACAAAGCCCTGAGGGCACGGGTCAAAAACAAGCTAGTGTTCCCGGCCATCTTTGGGGCCAAGAATAGCTCAATTGCCGACTACCTGAAGGTGCCTGAAGACGTTATTGACGACATTATGGATTCTTTCTGGGAGACATTCGATGGCTTAGCCGAATGGCAAGATCGAATTATGAAATTTTACTACGAAGAGGGATATGTTGAAAGCCCAACTGGTAGGAGGCATCATTACCCCCTAACAAGGAACCAAGCTATCAACTTCCCCATACAAAGTGTAGCCTGTGATCTGGTCTGCTGTGCCATGAACGAGTTATCACACAAAGCAGTGTCGTCCGGCAATTGGCATCTGCATCCTATACTAAACATACATGACGATTTATCGTTCTCGATACCTGACAATGACCAAATTCTTGAGAAATCAATTGAAACTATCTACAGGGCCATGCTAGACCAACCATATGATTTTATCAATGTGCCTCTTTCCGTGAAGGCGTCGATTGGTAAGAATTGGTTTGATATGCAGGATATAGGGGCATTCTGGAGTCACAAGGATCTGTAATGGATACTAAACAGCTAGTAACAAGGCTTAAACGTGACTATCTTTATAATCAGGAAACTGGAGATTTCTATCATCTCAAAAGAGGTAGTACTGCTGGTTACCGGCGCAAGGATGGGTACGTTGAATTGTATGTAGGAGGGATGCCATATCTGGCCCACCGCATGGCGTGGCTGTACACAACTGGGCAGTTGCCGCATGAGGTAGATCACAAGAATGGGGTCAGATCAGATAATAGATGGTCTAATCTTCGTGAAGCTTCAAGAAGCCAGAATAATGGCAACAGCAACGGTTGGTCCAAATCAAAAAGGAAGAATAATTTGCCAAGAGGGGTGTACATCAATAAGGCCCTACCTCACAGGTTTTTGGCAAGGATAGAAATAGGCCGTAGGTGCATAAGCCTGGGAAGTTTTGACACTGTGGCTGAGGCAGAAACAGCCTACAAAGAGGCGGCGCACAAACACTTCGGTGTGTTTGTCAGGAGTAATCGTGATGTATGAGGACGTAGGGGCAATTGCTTGGGTGATCTTCATCATATTGCTTGCCTGGTTGATGTTCTGCACCTGGCGCACGTCTAGGCAACAACGTGCTCTGATAAATGCCCTGCTTATGGTTGAAAAATCAAGGATCAGAGCCGGGTTTAAGTACAATGAAGCCTTTTTGCTTCCGTTGAGGCGTGTTGGCTTTGGTAAGCACTTCTGGCATCTGTTCACCTTCCGCAACGCAGCAGGCCTCTATGACCGCAAATAGCTTGCATACCCGGTACCGTCCCTTGAGTTTTGATGAAGTTCTTGGCCAAGATAATACAGTCGCTTCACTCAAACAGGCAATCAAAGGGAACCGAGCTCACAGCTACATCTTCACCGGGCCGTCTGGCACCGGCAAAACCACCCTAGCACGTATCTTGGCCAATGAGTTTGCCGGTGGTCAGGCTACCGTTGCCAACATTGAGGAAATAGATGCGGCAACTAATTCTGGTGCTGATAATATGCGCGATATTATCAGCCGTAGCCACTACAGGGCTATTGGCAGTAGTCCTATTAAGTCGATTATCATTGATGAAGCCCACAGACTGTCAGCAGCAGCATGGACAATCCTCCTCAAACCGATAGAGGAACCGCCCAAGCACGTCTACTGGATGCTGTGCACTACCGAACCTGGGAGGATACCAAAAACCATTCAGACCCGTTGTCTCAAATACGATCTCAAACCAGTAGGGGAGGAACTGATCTATGAGCTATTACAGGCTGTGGCTGAGACTGAGGGGTTTGAAACCACCGACGAAATCATTGCGGCCATTGCCGAAGATGCAGGTGGTAGCCCTCGCCAAGCGTTGGTATGGTTGGAGGCCTGCATCCATGCGAAAAGCGCCCAAGAAGCCCGTCAAATCATACGCAGTGCAACGCAAAGCCGTGAGGCGGTTGATCTGGCTAGATGGCTCCTCGGCGGGCGTGGCCAGACATGGGCTGAGGCCGTTAAGCTTGTTAAGGCCCTGGAAGGCACCGACCCTGAGAGCGTGAGAATCATGCTGATGAACTACTTCGGCAACGTGCTGCTCAATACCACTGGCGACGACAAGGCACGGCAAGTGTTGGCGCTCATAGAACCTTTCAGGGCTTCTTACAATGCCAGTGACCGCATGACCCCGCTGCTGTACAGTATTGCGATGGCCATCAACCTGGACTACCGTCCATGACCGTAGACATTGACGAATTCAGAAAGTACCTGAAAATAGACAAGCAGGCGCTGGATGATGAAGTCATGCAGCAGCCATCCCTGTTTTTTGAGGTGTCTGAGGCTTATACTCAGGCAGTAGCAGAACGCGACGCTTTGAAGGAGGAACTGGCACTAGTTGATGGCAGCCTTTTTGGTGGGTATCGTAAACAAGATCCCAAAGCTACTGATACCCTCATTAAGAGCAAGATTAGTATTGAGAAAGGCCACCGGGCAGCATTTACTGAATACCTGGAAGCCAAGGAATATGCAGATAAGTTGGGTGCGTTGAAGGATGCGTTTAACCAGAGGAGTGAAATGCTAAAAGCACTAGGTAGACTATACGCAAGCAACTACTTCGAGCAAATGGCACTGAAGCCAACGCAAAGCACTGATGCAATGGTCTACCGTCGTCAACGTGAACGTCTGACTTTACAACGGAAAGGAAAAGGAAATGAACGATAGAAGCTTTAGATACCAGTCCCGCTCCAAAGAAGATTGGCGTGAACGTGCCAACATGAAGGGCGGGCAGTTCGACAGCTACATCAAGCCTGCCTACAAGATGTACAAAGTCAAGGATGGCAAGAACCTGTTGCGCATCCTGCCGCCTACTTGGCCCAAGGCCAAGCATTACGGCTACGACATCTACGTCAACTTCGGTATTGGCCCGGACAATCAGGCTTACTTGTCATTGTCCAAGATGCAGGGCCAAGCCGACCCTATCGCTGAGGCAAGGCAGGTGGCTGAAGCCGAAGGCGATGAGACGGTGGTCAAGGCATTGCGCCCTACCTACCGGGTTCTGATGTGGGTCATTGACCGCAATGACGAGGAAGAAGGGCCGTTGCTATGGCCTTCTCCATTCACGGTGGACAAAGCCTTCATCAACTTGGCACGGGACCAGGATACGGGTGCCATCGTGGAGATTGATCACCCTGAGGAGGGGTGTGATATCCGCTTCTACCGTGAAGGCACTGGCATGACTACCAAGTACGATGCCAGCAAGATGCGGCTGATGGAGGCTGGGCCGATTGCGGACAATGAGAAGCAGCAGGCGAAGTGGCTGCAATACATTGCCGAAAACCCGGTGCCTGACTGCCTGCAGTTCTATGACTACGACCACATCAACAAGGTGTTCAGTGGCACTGCGCCGCGCCCCAAGGATGAGGAGCCGGAGCCTGCGCCACGCAAGGCGGCCAAGCCGGTTGAGTCTGATCCTGAGGAGGAGTCTGACCCGGAGCCTGCACCCCGCCGCGCTAGGCCATGGGTAGCTGAGTCTGAGGAGACTGCCGATCCAGGCCCCAAAAGCGGGAGCATCAGGGACCGTATCAGGCGACGGCACCAGACGGCTAGTCAGCCCGCAGAGGAAGACTGAGCTACTAAAAAGGGGCGGCATCGACCCGTTACGGGGGGATCGCCGCCCCCTTTCTCAAATCCTCAATGACCACATCCCCTATGAAAGGTGGAATAAAATGAGTGCTTTCAAACAGTACCGAAGGAAGCAGATAGCTGAGTTGCGGCCCTATGTGGCAGGGGAGCCGCTTGATGGGGTCAGCATAAGCGTTCCTGACAAGGAAGCTGGTTCCCCTAAGAAAGGCGACATGATAGCCCGCAACCCAAAGAATCACGCTGACCAGTGGTTGGTGGCGGCACAGTATTTCGCTGACAATTTTGAGCCAGTATCATGAAGAAAATCATCACCTTGGCAGCTCTATCCGTATGTGTCTGCTTATTGCCTCCTGCTGCTGAAGCCAAGAAAATGAAGGAGTGGTGTTACGGGAACGGCTGCCTCAGCGGTGGCGGCATGGCGGACAGGTCCGGCTGGCATGAGTGCCATAAGGGGGAACTCAACGTCTGCCGGAAGCAAGCAGCCGAGAAGCCCAAATGAAAAGGCTCTTATGCATGCTTGGCATCCACCGATGGATACCGTACTCAAAGACGCCAATAGCTGATGGGTGGATGGAAAAATGTAAGTGGTGTGGCAAGCGTAGAGGGAAGGTAGTTTATGGCTAAGCGTGAAAGACCTAAGATCACCAAAACGTCGTACTTCGTAGGTGAAAAACCAGGGATCAACTTTATTTCTAGCGGCTGTACGTTGCTGGATTGTGCCCTGGGCGGCGGCTATGCCATTGGCCGCATCGTCAACATCGTCGGTGACAGGTCCACTGCCAAAACCGCCCTGGCCGCTGAAGCCATGATCAACTTCTTGCTGAAGTACCCCGAGGGGGCGGTTCGCTACTGTGAAACCGAAGCAGCATTTGACTCCAGCTATGCCGCCGCCATGGGCCTGCAAATTGACAAAGTCGACTTTGGTGACCGGAGCAAGCCAATCACCACGGTTGAAGAATTTGCCCGTGATTTTGACAAGTTCCTGGACGCCCAGATCAAAGCCAAGCTGCCAGGCATTTACGTAGTGGACAGCCTTGACGCCCTCAGTGACGAAGCTGAGATGGAGCGTGACGTGGGCGAAGCCAGTTATGGCATGGCCAAGGCCAAGATGCTGAGTGAGTTCTTCAGGAAAACCGCCAGGAGAATTGAGCAGAGCCAGGTGTTGCTGGTAGTGGTCAGTCAGGTACGTGAGAACATAGGGGTCACATTTGGTGAGAAGTACCGCCGTGCAGGCGGGAAGGCCCTTGATTTCTATGCCTCGCAGATTTTCTGGCTCTCAGCTGTCAAACCGCTGAAACGTACCATCAGTAAGATTGAGCGAACCTATGGTGTGCTGATCCTAGCTAAGGTCAAGAAGAACAAGGTCGGGCTGCAATTCAGGGAGGCATCATTTGCCTTTATCTTTGGGTTTGGGGTTGACAATGTCGGTGCTTCGATAGGTTGGCTAAAGGATATTGGTGAATTGACTACTGAAGAGGCCAAAAATCTTATAATTGAATTTGGGGAGATGGATGATAAAGACTACAAGATTGAGCAACAAAAGCTAGATCAGCTAGTCAAGGAAAAATGGGCTACCGTAGAAACCAGCTTTTTGCCGACGCGGAGCAAGTATGCGTAAAGGTGGGGGCAAGCAGAAAGGCGCACAATTCGAAAGGGACGTGTGCCGTGAACTGTCATTGTGGGTCAGCCACGGTAAGCAGGAAGATGTGTACTGGCGTTCGGCGATGTCAGGAGGGCGCTCTACAGTGGCCGCCCTCAAAGGCAAACGACTGGCAGCCCAATCCGGTGATCTTTCCTGTGTGCACGAAGTGGGGTATGCCTTTGCCAGCAAGTTTATTGTTGAGTGCAAATTCTACGCTGACTTGAATTTCCTGGGCCTGCTTACCGGCAAAGGCAAGCTAATGGAATTTTGGGGGGAGTTACTGGTCCAGGCCGCTGCCTACAGCAAGCTCCCCATGCTCATTGCCAAGCAGAATCGCATGCTGACCATGGTCTGCCTATG